AACGCCTTTATGACCGTACCCAGGATGGTGCCGATGCGCGGCACTGCGTTCTTCGTCGCAGCGGTGAAGGAGTTCACCAGGTTGTCGGTGAGTTGCCCCATGTCGGCGTCGTCACGTCCAAGCCCGGTGAGCCAGTTGCTCCACGCAGACTGCGTCGCCTTGATGGAGCCCTCGATGGTCTCCATGGCCTCTTCGCCCGTGGCGCCGGCGATGCCGAGGTTTTCCTGCACGACGTGGATGGCTTCAATCATCTTGTCGAACGGGATGTCCTTGACGTTGTTGGCCGTCGCTTCGAACGCGTCGCCCATGACGCCCGAGTCGTTGATGAGCCTGGCCATCTCCGCCTGCGTGCCGCCATAGCCCAGCTTGAGGTTGTCCAGCATGGTGAAGTTCTGCTTGGCAAAACCCTGGTAGGCGTTCTGGATGTTCTCGATGGGGGTGCCCATCTTGTTGGCGTTGTCCGCCATGTCCACTATCGCCTTGTCGGCTATCTCAGCCGCAGCAGCCGTGTCGCCGCCCAGCCCGGCGATGAGCGAAGCGGAGAACGACGTCACGGTGTCCATGTACTGGTTGGCGTCCATTCCAGCCGTCAGGTACGCCTGGTCGGCGTAGTTCTTCACCGTGTCGGCGCTGTCCTTGAACAGCGTCTCGACGCCGCCAGCCAGCTGCTCGTACTCGGCGAAACCACCGAACGCGTCGGACATGACGCCCGTGACCGCGTCCTTGACGGAACCGGCGGCGCTCGTGATGGCGTTCGCCAGGATGTTGCCGATGGCGATGTTCTTGATGGAGGAGCCGATGGACGATGCGATGCTGTTGCCGCCCGACCTGCCGCCAGCGGCAGCGCCGGCGTCGACTGCACCGCCTAGCTCCGACTTAATCTTGTTCTCCGCTCCCGAAAGGGTCGGTATTAAGGTGACGTACGCCTTTGCAATCTCGTCGTAAGACGCCACTATTCACCCCTTACATTCGCCTCTATGATGCCCCGCAGCTTGTCAATCTCCATGGCTGCGACGCCGTTTGCATTGCTTTCCTTCCCCTTTTCCTTGACGGTCGGAAGCACGGCCTCCGGTTCGCCTATGCCCAGCTTCGCCTCCTTGCTCAACCCGTAGAAGAACATCCGGAGCCCGTGGTCGATGTTGGACAGCAGCCACTCGGCCATGGTCCATTCGGCGTCGGGGTCGAGCGCCTTCCATACACGTGAGCCCCGTGGAAGCTGGGATGCAAGGGCGGCGACGAAGTCGACGTCGCAGCCCTCCTCCTCGATGCAGCGCACGTCGATGCCGTACGTCTGCCACATGTCGGCCAGCAGCGCGTCACGATGGGTGTGGTACAGCGCTGCCAGCGTCACTAGTTTTTTGCCTGTGCAGCCTCCATGAGGAACTTGATGAAGTCTCCGAAGGCCTCCTCGTCGAGCATGCCGCCATTGGCTTCGGCGATGCCGTCCATGACCTCGTAGGCGTCTTCGCCAAGCAGGATGTCGAACAACCTTGCCTGCAGGCGCGGGACGTCCGCCATGTTCGGCTTGTCGTTGAGCTTGCCGATGATGTACATGCCGCGTTGGTCGCGGAACACGCCGGGACGGAAGTCGAAGGTCACGCCCTTGTAGGTCAAGGTGCGCACCTTGCGCCCGTTGTCGTCCATGCGGGTTTCGCCGATGACGTTGCCGTCGTCAATGGCAGCGGGGGCCTTGGCCCCCGCGTTGGTCTTCTTCTGAGCCATTGCCTATCTCCTTTCGGATGAGTTCGGGTTATTCGCCGGAGCCGCTGTTGGAGCCGCCGGAGCTGGAACCACCGGAGGTGGAGCCGCTGCCGGAGCTGGAACCGCCGGAAGTGCTGCCGCCGGTGACGGCTGCCGCATTGACGGTGCCAGGAGCGGAGACGAACTCGCGGCTGGTGCACAGCGGGTCGTCGTCGAAGCCGCCGGGAAGCGCCTTGACGGTGACCGCGTAGCCGACCAGCTCGTCGTCCTTGAAGCTGATGGTGTCAACGCTGCTCAGCTTGCCCTTGGGGATGACCTGGCGGCCCAGGGAGCCGTCGGCGTACACGACGATGATGACGAAGACGTGCACCTCGTCGAAGCCCCTGCGGGAGTGGCTGACGGTCATGCCGTCTTCCTTGGTGCCATCGACCTGCTGGTCGCCCCAGACCATCTTGTGAACCTCGGGGGAGAGTTCGACGCACTTGAACGTGTACTCCTCCAGGTAGCGGTTCAGGGAGTTGAGCACGACGGTGCCGCCCCACACGATGTGGTCGGTGGACTCGATGGACGGGGAGTTGCCCACGCCGTCCTGCGAGATGTAGCCAAGCCCGTTGTAGCCCGTAGGCAGGGCGCTGGTCGCGTCGCTCGGAAGAGTCGCGTCGCCTTGGCTGTTCTCGGGCCCGCGGTACAGGGCACCTGCGGCAAGGCCGCTGACGCCGCCCTCGTAGGGCTTGCCCGTGGTCACGTACTCCTGATGGAGAGTAGTCTCTTCTGCCATTGCAGAACCTCCTATTGTTCTATCGTTCGGACGATTACGCAGTGGTCATGAGCGACCACGTGCTCTCGTAGCGGCGATGGCCGCTCGAGTGGTTGTTTACCCGCGTGGATTGCTCTGCAGCAGAGGAGACCTCCACGCATTTCGCGGGCAGTTCCGCCATTGCGTTGCGGATTGCGTTCACGAGCGAGTACGCCTCGGTCTCCGACTTCGCCCATGCCCAGATGGTCACCCTCGGGCGGTCGAAGCGGATGTCGGAGCGGACGCCTCCGTCTCGGAAGACGCTCACGAAGACGTCGGGGCGCTCCTCGGGGACCTCGGTGCGGACGGGAACCCCCGTCTCTTCCGACAGGTAGGTGACAAGCAGCGACAGCACGTCGAACTCGCCGATTACCGCCATAACCATCACCTGCCTTGGTCGATTGCCGATGTGAGCGTCCTGTTCTCGTTGTGGTCGAGCGCAGCCGCCATGTTTGGCCACACGTGGGCCACGCAGCCTCCGCGAAGCGTATGGTGCGAGTGCACGTCAGGGAACCACTGGGCCTTCTCGTGCCCGTTGGCCCTTGCGTCGGCGGTGGCCTTGTCGGCGATGCGTTGCGCACGGCGCATGAGGTCGGCCTCGACGCCGGGTTGGCGCTTGATGGCGGCTATGCCCGCCATGTTCAGCTTCACCTTCACGCTAGCCATCGTTGAACACCACCTCCACCTGGTAGTTCCACCTGGTAGGGCAGTTGTGCTTGATGGGCACCGGGTCGCCCACAACGCGCCATTGCCGCAACGGGTCGACCATCGGGACGATGACGCGACAGTTGCGCAACGGCTTCTGGTACGTCTTGGGAAACGCCAGCTTCATGCGCACCGTGTCGCCCTCGACGTGAGCGGCGGCGTCGTTCGCATCCGACGTTCCGACCCTGTTGACCAGGACGTCATCGACTGCCTCCTGCGTCTCCACCGACACGGGGTTGCCGTGGGCGTCGACGCCGGATGCCGCCTGCCTGATGACGATGACGCTAGCACCTTGCATGACAGCGCCTCCGCAACGGCTCGGGATAGAGCGAGGAGATACGCTGCCTGGTGATGCCGAGCAGCTCGCGCTCCGACTTGGTCATGTAGAGCTCGCCGTAGCCAGATGTCTCCCCGCCTTGGAAGCCGACCTGCTCGGAGAAGCCGTCGGCTGTGGTTGTGAACTGCGTCGCCCCGAACGGTATCTGCGTCGCAGACGTCGCGGACGTCACCGCACGGTGGGCCATGTCGCGGCACACCTGCATGAGGCGCTCGGCGTAATCGTCATCGGGGTCGATGTAGTCGATGCCGTGCAAGTCCAGCTTCGCTGCGATTTTGCGGGACGCGTCCGTCAGCGTCTCCAAGAGAAGCTCGACGTTATCCACTTCGCCGTAGCGGCGGGTGTAGTCGTCGATGGTTGCGAATGCATGCATCCCGCTTCACCTGCCTATTCCGTTTTCTTCTTGGCCGAAGAGCGCCTGCGGGTAGCTGTGCGCTTCGGCTTGATGTCCTCGATGCCGACGCCCTCGTCCATAGCGGCCTCCTCGGGCTCGGCTGATGCCACCTCCTGCTCCTTGGCAGGCTCGGGCGCAAGTGCCGCCTCCGTGGGAGGCTCAGGGGCCTTGGCGGGCGCCTTGATGACGGCTTTGACGTAGCCCATCTTCATCAGATTGGACACCTGCTCGGCGGGGCCTGCGAAAACGTCGCCCACCGAGTAGCGCTTGCCGTCCTCCAACACGTTGCGGAAGGGGCGGACGACCCGCCCCTCCGCTGTCTTCTTGCTAGTCGCCATGAGCACTACCTCCTATGAAAGGCGTCGGCTAGTTGCCGTCACCGGTGCCTTCGCCGTTGCCTTCGCCGTTGCCTTCGCCGTTGCCTTCGCCATTGCCTTCGTCGTTGCCTTCGCCACCAGCAGCGGGGTTCACAGCAGCTGCGAACTCGCCCTTGATGATGAGGTTCACGATTTCGGGGTAGAGCAGCAGGCCGGTGCGGACGTTGGTGTCAGCCACGCCGTTCTCGTAGTGCACGGAATGGGCGATGCCGATAACGCCGGTCTCGTCGATGACGTACTCGAAGCCAGCCTCGTTGATGGCGTTGATGTCAACAGCGTAGGCATGGATGTTCTCCGTGAAGGTGCCGTAAACGGTGCCCTCGGGGACCTTGGCGTCCAGGAACGTGGTGCCGATGCCCAGGAAGTTCTCGATGTACTTCCAGCCGAAGGCGGTCTCCACGTTGTAGGTGTCCTTCTTGCCCAGGAAGGCGTAGACGTCCTTCGGGTTCGCGAAGAAGATGGGGGTGCCTTCGTAGCCGAACTCAGACTCGGCAACGGCCAGTTCGCCGGCGGTGTTGGCCAGAGCGTCCTTCAGGTCGTCGCCCTCGGCGGTGCCGGTGCCGTCAGCCAGGAAGTCGAAGAACTTGACGCGGATGTTCTTGCGGATGTCGTTGAGGAACGCGTTGTCCGTCTTGGCGACAGCAGCCTCGTAACCGCTCTTCAGGATGGCCTCTTCGGAAGTGCCCTTGCGGTACTTCTCCAGCTTCAGCTCGTCGACGTCGACCATCTCTTCCTTGTACTGGGAGTAGGGAACCTCGTCCAGCTCGGCGATGTTGCCGTCTTCGAGGGTGCCGCTAATCTTGTAGCGCTTCAGTGCGGTGCCGGCGGCGTAGGTCTCGATGTCGAGGATGTTCAGTACGCGGAACAGCCCGCTGAGGGACTCGGTCAGGCGCTGAACGAACTCGATGGAGAGGACGCGCGCCATCTGTGCAGTGGTGATTTCCTTAGCCATGAGAGTATTCTCCTATTCGAATAAGTCGATGTTCTCCGCGATGGCCTTGCGGCGCTCGCGCGGATTCTGGATTGTCAGGATTTCGGACTTGGACATGGTGGGAGCCTTGCTCTCGCCCTTGTCCTTGACCTTCGGGTAGGAATTGCCCTTGCCCAGAGCAGCAAGCATGTCGGCGTTGGCCTCGATGGTCTCGCGGTCGTCCCCGGCCATGCGGCTCAGGACGGCGGCGTCCACTTGCTTGTCTGTGGCGATTTCGGAAACAAGCAGGGTGCGGGCCTTCTCGGCCTTCATCTCCGCCAGTTCCTTCTCGGCGGCTTCTGCACGGGCTACCGCGTCGGCGGCGTTTCCCTGCGCGTCGTCAACCCGCTTGTGGTCGGCCTTGGCCAGCTTCTCCCACTTGCGAGACTGCGCGACAGCCTCCTTGTACTTTGCCTCCCAGTCGACGGACTTGTCTCCGTCGGTGGTCTGCGGGGTGCTTTCACCCTGGTTGCCCTGCGAGTCGCCTTCGCCCTGCGGCGTCTGGTTGCCCTCGATAGGGTTGCCGTTCTCATCCATTCCTACCTTCTTTCCGAGCCATGCGGCCCATAACTTGGTTCGCTGCCCCATGCGGCGCAGCCTTGCATGAAAGAAGCGGGTGCCATGCGGCGCCCGCCTGTTTCCGAATATGCGAACAGGGCGCGGGGCGAATGCCGTCCGCGCCCTGCAGGCTCTATACGACCTGGTAGCGTCCCTTGTTGCGCGCATGAGCCTGCTCTGCGGCGACGGCCAGCGCGTCACGGTTCAGGACGCCGTTGTCTATGTCTTCCAGGAACTTGTCGTAGAGTGCGTCGGGGTCGTAGCCCTCGATTTGCGTTGCAATCGAGAACCGCCGCGACATGCCTGCTGTGGGCACGGAGTCCCACATCGGGGTTATGACGCACTTGCAGTTGCCGTGGTAGTGGTCAGGGTCGTCGGCACCTGCCGACTTCGCCGAGCGGTACACGGGCCCGCGGCTTGCGAGCATGTTGCAGAACGCGCAGCTGTCGCCAGTCGGGACGCGGGCGTAGTACACCCTTGCAGGGTCGCGGTAGCCGTTCTGGTAGATGCAGTCGCCGGATGCCCGCTTAATCTCGTAGTCTGAGCGGTCGAGGCACATGGTGACGAACGACGACGGGTCGCCGCTGTTTACGACGGACTGTATCCTCGCCCTGACGAAGCCCTCGGTTGCGGCGGGGTTGCGCATGACGTACGGCATGGCGCCCAGCGCCTGCCCAATCGAGCGCTCCCTCACCAGGTCGAAGAAGGCGGCTGAGAGCCTCGCCGCCGCCGCGGCCCCGCCAGAGAGATGGGCGTTGAGCAGGGCTATGACCTCCTGCCTGGCAACGGCGATGTCCGAGAAGTCAATCGCCATCAGCTGCGGCTCGAGACCTGCGCGCACCATCTCGGCCAGGGCTTCCCTGGCCTGGACGAACTGCTGCAGCTCCTTACGCGACACTACCGCCATTCGCACTCACCCTTTCGAGCAGCTGCGAGAGCACGGTGTCGCCGATGCGCCCCTGCTTCTCGGCTGCTATTTGCTGAATAAGCGCATCGTCGAAACCGACTTGCGCGTAGAACGCCGACGTGCCGGCGAAGCCGTCGTCGACGGTTGCTATCTTGACCATGGCGTCTGCCTGCGACACGACCGATGGCATTGCCGGCGACACGAAGTGCGGTGTGACGGCACGGTAGTCCGAGGGTATCTCCCGCCAGGAGATGTCCTCGTTCATGGCGTAGGCCATCAGCACAAGCTCCTTGAGCGCCTTGCCGTTGGACTTGTTCAGGCTGTCGGCCTCTATGACCAGAGACTCCTTCGCCGCGTAGATGGCCTCTGCAGAACTCGGGTTGTCCGCGACGATGCCAAGCTCGGAGAGCGGCACGTCGGAGCACCCGGAGAGGTTGGCGGCAAGTGCGCGCATGACCTCGATGTGCGGCTGCATGGACGAAGCGGCAAGCTGTTCGAGCGTGGGAAGCTCGCTGTTCTCGCCGCGGGATATCGTCAGCAGGTTCGTGATGTACGCCTTGAAGTTGCCCGCGAGCTCGTCGGTGATGGCGTCGTCGGCGCCGATGAGCACCTTCTGCGGAGACGTGAACATCTCGGCAGCGACCTCCAAACGGAGCATCTCGCGCAAGTACGCATCCGTCAGGTGCATGACCGCGTTGTTGATGCGGCTCTTGCCGAACGGCTTCTCGTCGGTGCCGCGGTAGACCATGGCGGCCATGAGCGGGCGGCCCATCTTGTGCGGATGGTACTCGGCCGACCAGTCAAGGGCGTTGCGGCGGCGAAGGGTGATAATCGCCTCCGACGTGTACATGTTGACCAGGCTCGGCTTGTAGGAGCGGTCCATGTTGAACTTGGCGGAGTCGATGATTGCGAAGCCGTCCAGGAGACGGTCATGCTCGCCGTCCCAGCGGGCGGCGCTCGACTGCGCGGTATGGAACTTGATGGAAGCACGCTCGAAGTCGTTCATGCTCAGCGTCGCGAAGACGCAGCCATGCTTCAGCTCGGGGATGACCGCCTTGCCGTAGCGCATGGGAAGGTCGTTCTCCTCGCAGATGGCGTCGAGCTCCGTCTTGATTTCGCCCAAAGACGACCAGAAGGCGTCGAACTGCGAGCGCGCCTGCAGCGCCTCGACCACCTTGGCGGGCCAGTTGCAGGACACTTCCAGGTTCGCGAGCTCCTCGGGAACCGCGATGCCGATGTTCACGTCGCCGGCGCGGACCTTGCCGTCGTAGTACCGGGTCAGCCTCACGTTGCGCTTCCTGTGCTTGGCATAGACCTTGACCAGCTCCGACAGTGCGGCCGCATCTTCGGGTTCGAGCCCCTTGGCCTTGGCGATGTTTCCCAGGTTGTGAGTTTTAGCCACTAGTAACCTACCTTCATCTTCCTACCAGGTACGCGTTTGGATGTCACGGCGCCGTAATAGGCGAGCGCCGTCGCGTCCGTTATCGTCGCGTCGATTTCGTCTGATACGGGAGCGAAGCCCCATCCGCCCGATGTGCCGATAGGGCGGCGCTTGCACTGGATGACGGAGTCGGTGAGGTCGTCGTATCCAGCATGTTCGAGCTTGCGCTCGATGACTGCGTTGTTGAAGCGGGAGCATGCGTCGGCGTACTCCTTGGCGCTTGGCGTCTTGACGACCGCGTTGACGGGCACCTTGCGCTCCTTGAGCATCTCCACAAGGGTGGACGCGTTGGCGGCGCCGTCTATCGTTATCGCGGCGGCCTTCTTCCAGCGTTCAGCAAGAAAATCAGCGAAATGAGACACGCCAACAGACATGTCCACGTTGTCAACGAGCTCGACAAACGGAACACCTCCCTTGGTCGTGGGCCGTATGCAAACCGATATGGAGCCCGTGGCCCCGTCAGGCGAGAACTTGACCCCGTAGGAGGGGATGCCCTTCACCCTGGAGGCGCTCTCCTCGTCGATTTCGCAAGCCTGCCATAGGCGCTCCGATATGACCGCCTTGAACGAGAGGCCCTTCGACCAGTAGCCGAGGTACTCCCTTGCGAACCCGTCGGGGTTGCGCTTGAACTTGACGGCGGCCGCCCGCATCTTCTTCTCCGTGATGCGCCAGCCCATGCCGGGGTTGTACTCGTACCAGAGGTCGACGTCGAAGATGTCCGTCGGGATGTAGTCGATGGCCCACTCGAGCCACCATATCTCGGCGGAGTCGTTGTCCTCGCGGGCGGTGTCCCGCCAGCCCTTGTAGACGGTGCCGTTGCACTCGGGCCCGGGAGGAGTCCCGATGGCGATGAGCTGCGAGTCCTCCTCCGACGCGATGTCGGTCGGAGCCAGCGCCTCGAGCTGCGCATCGGTCAGTTCCTGGGCCTCGTCGATGATGATGATTTCCGTCGAACGGCCGCGGGACAGCGACTTGGTGCGCGTCTTGAGCTCGATTTGCCCGCCGTTGGAGAAGTAGAAGCCCATGCGGACGGGCGCCTGGTAGATGCCCTCGTTGCCGGGCTTGAGCTTCGCGTACAGCTCGGGATTGTTCTCCAAGAACGTCTTCAAGGCGCGGAACATCTCCGTCGTCGTGTCGCCGTTGTGGGCGGTGTAGAGCACATGCTTGCCCTCAATCATCGCCTCCCACAAAGCGTAGAACCTGGCCGCGTAGCTCTTGCCCGTCTGCCTCGGACGGGATATGCAGATGACCGAGCCCGCGAAGTCGTCGGATTGCGTGTCTGGGTTCTCGTCCCTTGCCAGGTAGAGCGACAGCTCCTGCTTCTGGTATGGGGTGAACCGTATGCCGTAGCCCTCGAAGAAGGCTACGGCGTCGTCGCCGAACGTGTAATCGTAATCACCTACCGCGGCAAATGTCGGCTCTTGCCGCCCGTAGCGTTTCTTGCGCTGGGCCATATCATCGCGTCTGCCTCTCGGTTACCTTCTTGCGCATCCTCTCGACCGGGTCTGCCGCATCCGCGTCGGGGTCGGGCATGCCGTCAAGCTCCTTCGAGATGATGTTCAGGTTGCGGGCGATGGCCGCGACGTCGCGCCCGCTGTCCGTCTTGTCCAGCATGTAGGCAAGGCGGTCGCGCATGGCGACCAGCAGCTGGCGCCTGTCTCCGGACTTGGCTGCCTCCAGCAGAGCGGACGGCTCTTCGGCGGGTCCCCCGCCTTCCTTGATTTCCATGGCAAGGGCGTAGGCTTCGCGTGACATCGGGACGTCGGCTACGCCGTACGGCTCCAGTTCGGGCCAGTCGCCCTCGATGATGCCCTGCTTGGTGGGCATCTCCGCAGGAACGGCCGTGGGCTCCTTGGTCTTCTTGCGTGGCATTCCCACCACTCCCTTCGAAATAGCCTGGTGGAAAAATAGCTGTGTGTTTCCAGCCCT